AAAATTCTCCTATATTTACCCATCTTAGATAGATTAAGAATATTCTTAGTTCGTTTAGCACTAGGATTTTTAATCGTTGTCGATTCATCAACAGCGAATAAGGCTCTTTTAACATTTAAAAATTGGCGAGCCGCTTCAAGACCTTTTTTCGTTGATAAGGCCTCAACATTCATAATGAAAATGTTCAATATGTCAAAATCAGGTTTAAAAAGAGAATCATATTTACGTTTTTGCTCTTTAGTAATGAGGGATTTCCATAAAACAACATTTCTATCTATATGATCTACCAGATGTATAGGTATTTCAGAATCATACCAGTTCTTGTATACGCCTTTCGGTGCTACAATTAAGACACTATCTATTTTGCCTTTATCATAGAGCATAGCAATATTATCCAGTAAAACTTTCGACTTACCAGTTCCCATTTCCATGAAATAAGCAAAAACTTCTTTATTCCAGGACATTTCTAATGCCTTTAACTGATGCGCATAAGGCTTCGTTTTAAATTTATAATTCATTTTTACTTTCTATTGACATTATATACATATTATCCTATAACTTGTCAAGAAAGTTATTATGGAAAAAGAAAGTATAGTTTACGTGTTACAAGAATTACCTGGAACGAGCACTGGTCGTCCTAAGTTTAATATTATGGGCGCTTTGAAATATGGTAAACTGAAAGTTCTCTTAAAAGAGAATACACAAATTGTTTTAAGTCCTGGACCTATTGTGTTTGAATTAAGGCGACTATTAAAAAATTACACGTCAAAAGATTTTTTACTACTTTCAGGCGATCCCGCAATTATAGGATTGGCATGTACCATTGCCTCTGATATAAATCATGGAAGATTTAATTTATTAAAATGGGATAAACAAGAAAGAAGATATTATCCTATTGAAATAAATTTACACGAGAAAGGTAATAAAGATGAATGAACTAACACAACAAATGGAAGAAGATCAAACAGATGTTATTGATCAAACTAAAAATATTAGTTCTTTAGCCAGTCAAGTTAAACAATTAAGAGCTCTCGAAGATGAAATCAAAGATGATGAAGAGCTTATCAAAAAGAAAAAAAAGAATTTAGAACAAATATCTGGAGAAATAATTCCTACACTTTTAAGTGAAATGGGGTTATCATCATTAAAATTAGCTGATGGCTCTTCAGTAGATGTGAAACAGAATTATAGTGCGAGTATCTCCGTAGCAAATCGGGAAAAAGCCTATAGTTGGCTTCGCGACAATGGCCTAGGTGATATCATAAAAAATGAAATCATCGTTTCCTTTGGACGTGGCGAAGATAACAAGGCGGCACAATATGCTAACCTTGCAACCGGTCAAGGGTATCAACCGACACAAAAGTTGAAGGTTGAGCCCATGACCTTAAAAGCTCTAGTCCGTGAGCGAATTGAAACAGGCAAATCATTGCCAACGGATATTTTTAACGTGTTCGTAGGAAACCGAACTATAATAAAAAGGAAACAAGAAACATGAACCAAGTAGCAAAAAAAGAAAAAGCAGGTGCATTGACTCCAAATTTATTTGAAGAGGATGCAAATGCTGGCTCTCAGAATATTGCGCAAGAAGATCTTGCGTTACCTTTTCTGAAAGTCTTGGGACAACTTTCTCCTGAAGTAAATAAAAAGAACAGTAAATATGTCCAAGGGGCAGAACCTGGAATGATTATCAATACTGTTACTAATGATATTTATGATGGAGATAAAGGTATCAATGTCGTGCCAGTCTTTTACAAAAGACAATATATAGAATGGCAAGATCGAGGTGAAAGTAAAGGAGCTCCTGTCAATATTTATGACGCAGGAGACGATATACCTCAAACTACAAGAGACAAAAGTAATAAGGATAGATTAGCCAACGGCAATTATCTTGAAAATACTGTTAGTCACTTCGTAGTATTACTTGGTAAAACTCCTACAACAGCTTTGATTTCCATGAAGGCGACTCAACTAAAAATTAGTCGTAAATGGAATTCGATGATGATGGGCATTAAAATGCAGGGTAAAAATGGATTATTTACTCCGCCAACTTTTAGCCACATTTATAAACTAAAAACTGTACAACAGTCTAATGACAAAGGTACATGGTTTGGTTGGGATGTGTCCAAGGTTGGACCTATCGCTGATAAAGGAATCTATGAGATCGCTAAAGGTTTTTCTACAAACGTCGCAAAAGGCGCTGTTGTGGCAAAACATGGCGAATCGCAACCCAAAGACGAAGCACCGTTTTAATAACTTCTTTGTGAAGAAGAAAGGGGCGGTAGCGCGAGAGTTAAGCCGCCCCGCGAAACTATTATGAAGAATTTTATTGATTTATTTTCTGGATTAAAACGGGCTCATGGGTGTACCTACGTTGAAAAAAAGGGTGCTGATGGAACAAAGATTAAAGGAAAATCATTTGTTAAACGTGAACCCGTCACCGATAAACTTTGGCAAGATCATCTAAGTGGTATTGAACCAAGTCTCGGTATCATACCAATTGATGAAAATAATAAATGTCGATGGGGATGTATCGATGTCGATAAATATAATTTAAATCATAAAAAACTTATTAATCTTATTAACAATACTCAATTACCTTTGACTGTATGTCGATCTAAAAGTGGAGGGGCACATATCTTTTTATTTACTACTATTCCAGTGGAAGCCAAATTAATGCGAGATAAACTCACAGCAATTAGAGCCTTCCTAGGATTTGGGAATGCAGAAGTTTTTCCAAAACAAGTCGAATTAAAATCGAGTGATGATACAGGGAATTTTTTAAATTTACCATATTTTAATTCAACAAATACCACAAGATATGCCTTTAATTTTAAAGGAGAAGCTATTACAATTTCACAATTTTTTTTAGCAGTAAAACGACTTACTCCTGAAGAACTTGAAAAATTAGAACTTAAACGACCTCCATCAGAATTTAGTGACGGTCCTCCATGTATAGAATCCTTAACTCAAAATAAATTAACCGATGGTAGAGATCGAGTGCTTTATCAATATATACAATATGCAAAAAGAAAATGGCCTGAAGAATGGCAAAAACATATTAATGCTTTCAATTATAAATATTTTGACCCACCATTAGAAGATAGAATTATTCAAGAAAAAATAAAATACAATTTAAATAGGGAATTAGGATTTAAATGTAGTGAAGAACCAATGTGTGATCATTGCGATAAAGAATTATGTTTAACACGACCATACGGAATTAAGGGTCAATCTCTTTTTCCTGATTTATCTGATTTACAACTAATCAATTTAGATAACCCTTATTATTATGTAAATGTAGATGGTGAAAGAGTAAAACTTAAAGAAACGGCATATCTTCAAGAGCAAAGATTATTTCAAAGAGCAGTAATGGAACAAGCACATAAAGTTCCACCAACTTTAAAGAAAAATGAGTTTACTGGGATGGTTAAAATGTTATTTGCCAACATGGAAATTGTTGAACCCCCTAAAGGATCTTCCAAGGTTGAACAGCTTCTCGACCATCTTGAAGACTATTGTACAGATCGTACAGCGTCAGGCGCTACTAAAGAAGATATGATGCTTGGAAATGTTTGGACGCATGAAGGAGTGCATCATTTTATCTTTAGAGAATTTTTTCATAAATATTTACTCAAGAACAAATGGGATGAAAAATATGATGAAACACAAATGTTATTGACAGATAAGTGCGGATGCAAGATTAAAAGAGAAATGATAGGAAAGAAAAATAAAACAATTATGACTATAGAGGAATTTGAAAAACCTGAAAATCTATATCGTCCTAAACAATTTAAACCAAAGACACCATACTGATGAAAACAAGAATACATGTTAATATGCATAAGATTCGCTTTAATAAAAAGCATGGAACAAATAATCCTGTCATTACAGTAAAAACTAGCCATTCGAACCGTTATGCCCATAACGTAGACATTTTAGGACCAAGCACTGTTATCTACCGACCAGATAAACCTTTGTCTTGTGGAGCAAGGGTATGGGTTGAAACTAATGCCGAGGTAAAAATAACACAATGAAAACAATTGTTTTAGGACCACCAGGAACAGGCAAGACAGAAACTCTATTAAACGAAGTAGAGAAATATTTAAAGACAACCGATCCTAATCGTATTGGATATTTTTCTTTTACCCAAAAAGCTGCGAACGAAGGTAGAAAACGTGCAATGAAAAAATTTAATTTAACCGAAGATGATCTCCCTTATTTTCAAACCCTTCATTCCCTAGCATTTAGAAGACTGGGTCTTAAAAAAGAAAATGTAATGCAACGTGAACATTATGCGAAGGTGGGAAAAGAAACGGGCCTACGCGTAGATTATAATGAATGGGACGATGAACACACAGGATTATTTACTACAAGTAGTGATTATTTAAGAATTATTCAACTCGCTAAATTAAAAGACATTACCCTCGAACAACAATATAATTTACAAGAACATACCCAAGACGTTTCAGTTCAGAAATTAAAAAATTTAAGTAGTGAATTAGAGAGCTATAAAAAAGCTCATGGACTTATTGATTATAATGACATGATTTTAGATTTTATAAAATCAGATGCCTCACCTGAATTTGATGTTGTCTTTATTGATGAGGCTCAAGACTTATCTCTAATGCAATGGAACATGGCTAGATCCATTTGGGATAAAACAAAAGATTCTTATATTGCAGGTGATGATGACCAAGCCATCTTTAGATGGGCTGGTGCAGATGTAGATAGTTTTATTGCTCAAACAGGAAAATTTTTAAAATTAACAGAATCACATAGAGTACCTAGAGTTGTGCATGATGTAGCTATGAAGATTGTTAAAAGAATTTCTAAGCGTCATCATAAAGAGTGGAAGCCTAAAAATAAAAGTGGGTTGCTGTCTTATTACCATAACTTTCAAGACATAGATATGAGTAGGGGAGAATGGTATGTGTTGGCCAGAACTCGTCATATGTTAACTAAATTAGAAAATGTTTTATCTTCTAAAGGACTCTATTATCGAAATAAATTCAAGAAAGATTATGAAAAAGATTTGCACGAAGCCATTATCGATTGGGAAAAATGGCGTAAAAACAATGACTTAAACCATGATCAAATAAAAAGGGTGGCTTCTTATATGTCTCCTGATCATTATTCAAAAGAAAATATTCAATATCTTAATAAAGATAAGCCTTACAATATAACGGAAGCTTATAATAACCACGGATTAAAAACAAAATCGGTATGGTATGAAGCTTTTGATTCTGCTCCACAAAAACAAGTTAAATATATTAGAAGGATGAGGGAAAATGGTGAACAACTTAATAAAGAGCCGCGCATTTTATTATCAACGATTCATGGTGTCAAGGGTGGTGAAAAAGAAAATGTAGTTCTTCTTACAGATTTAAGTAACAATACTCAAAAAAATATGGATCGTTTTCCTGACGACGAGAATCGTTTGTTTTATGTCGGTGCAACACGGACCAAGGACCATTTACATATTATAAGACCAAAAGATATTTATAAATCATTTAGAATATGAGTGTTTATAAAAAACAAATTGGAGGATCTCATTATAAAGATATGAAGATCCAACCTAGTGAATTTATTAATAAAAACAAATTGCTGTTTGCAGAAGGAAATGCTATTAAATATATTTGCAGACACGCAGCTAAAGGAGAAGTACAAGATTTGGAGAAAGCAAAACATTATATTGATATGATTATTGAAAGGGATTATTCATGATACAAACCCCTTTGTTCAAACCACAAAC